CACCATTAATATTGGTAGAAACATTGATTGAAGCATTATCGCCACCGCCTGCACCCATGCTAATTTGAGTTGTTCCTGCGGAGTTTTTAAGGGATAAACCACCTGAATTTGATGCTTGTACTATAGGTGTAGTTACGCTAGTAGAAGCTGTAGCCGTAGTAAATGCACCCGTTGTTGCGGTGGTAGCACCAATGGTAGTACCATTAATCGTGCCACCCGTGATTGCTACAGCGTTGGCGTTTTGCGTTGACATCGTGCCAAAGCCACTAATGTCTGTATTAGTTAAAACGACTGTACCTGTATATCCGTTGACAGAAGTTACAGAATCGGTGTTATCTATTTTTTGCCATGCAGTACCGTTGTAAACAGCCCAGTCACCCACTTTCCAATCTGTAATCCCGTCAAGATTAGTGCTACCAGCAACAGATACAACATAGTAGTAACCCTTAGTACCAACAGACGAAACAAGAGTTGGAGTATTTGTGCTTGCATTCCATGTTCCTTGATAACTTAATGCACCCAAAACTGCGGCTGGAAGTTCTGAAACAGGAACTTTACCGCCTGAATCAAGAGTAGCAACGCCATTGGCTGACCCTGCGTTTCTTGTTGATGCCGTTCCAAGACCCGTAATGTCAGTATTGGGAATAGTTGCACTAGCAGTCAAATCTGCCGTACCACTACCCTTTACATAGCCAGTAAGAGTTGATGCACCTGTGCCGCCATTAGCTACAGGAATAGTACCCGTTAGCGTATGGTCAGCGTTCCAATCTGAAGGTTGGACTAGGGTTGCATCCCCAGCATCAGGAATGGCTGAAGTCTTTAAATGCTTGACTGTTATAGCCATTATTGAACCCCAGCAATTTTACCGTCAGGGCCACGAATCACAGTCTTAGGTTGACTTAGCTTGTTAAGCAATGAAGCCAACATTTGTTGTAATTGTTGATTGCTTAAGTGCATATTCTCAATTGCAGGTTGTAATGGGTGGTTTTTCATGTCGGAATATCCTAATTGATCTTGCAAAATGTTAGCCATGTGTACATTGTCAGCATAAGCCGCTTCACCAGTATCTAAACCTGAAGATATACGGGTTGTTTCAATTTTAGCCGCATTGTTCAGGTAAGCCAGCAACAACTCCTTGTTATTGGTGGAATCCAGTTTAGTCTGCTCAAGCTGAAGTTCCATCTGCTTTTCTTCACGATTACGCTGATCTTCCAATTGGAACTTAAGTTGATTCTCTTGGGCTTGGTACTCTTGTTTAGCCTTCTCAAGCTGTATCTGACCCTCAATCTTGGCTTGCTCAATTTGCTGTTGCATCTGCATCTTGGCTTGTTCCATCTGCTGTTCCATCTGTAACTTCTGCATTTCAGGTGATGGTGGCTTGGGTTGACCCTCTGCCGCTTTCTGCTGTTGACGGAACTTGTCGGCTGTTTCATCAATCAATCCCTCTAATCCTTTACCAGCCTTGAACGCTGTTACACCGAATTTGAGCATTTCAATCAGCATTGGGGTAAGTTCAGGACTTGCATTTGCCGCTGGTAAGGCTTGTTGCAAGAATCCACCCATTGCAGATAGAAACTCCATGCGGTCTTGCTTCTCTTGCTGTTCATCCTGATAAATCATGGAATCGCTAGTGACTTCAATACGGAAGTTCTTAGCTGGTTCGTTCTTTAACAGTTGTAATGCTTGCGGTATAAGTTGTTGATCTTGCTGGGATAATTGCATTGCACCGCTGATCTTGACGATAGTGTCATCGGTAAAGTGCTGGCAAATAATCTGTGCCTTGATCTGCAACAGGGTTGTAGCAAAGTTCACTACATCGTGTTGCATAGTCTTTAAACGCCCTGAAGCATTGTTTGACTTAATAATCTGAGCACCAAGGGTTTCGTTAGGATCGGTCTGACCACGCTGAATATCAGCAATACCCATGATCTCGTAAATCTGACCCTTAACCTGCTCCATAGCCTGATAAGCCATGTTTAGACCTTCAGCAATTGGCTTGATGTCTACAAGGTTAATAGCCCCAACAAGTCCACCTTTTTCACTAAACGCACCGTAGTTCTTAACTGGTAGCAGAGAGTTGTTCTCACCCTCTGTAAACAAACGGGCTAAGGATGGCTCAGAAGCGTCATATACGCCCCGAACCTTGAGTGCTTGGATGAATCCATCAATGCGGTCTGCCAGCGTGTCTAGCTGTCTTGCTTGGTCTTGGTACAGTACAAAGTCAGGTACAGGGATCAGGCTGTCAGTTGTCAGGGTAGAGAACATCGGCTTTGGGCAAGGCCAAAAATTTTCAAGCTGTAATGGATCGGCACGGGTGTCAAGAATCTTGCCCATTGACTTGTTTAGCCAAATCACTTCACCAGTAGTTTTATCCCAAATCTCATAGACAACGGCTTCAGAAGCACCTTCGCCCATCTTCTCGTTAAAAGTTTTAGAAGTTTCAGGTTTTGTGTCCAGCGGAATTTTACCGCCCAATTCTTCACCAAAGCGTTCAACAAGGGCAGGTCTACCCATATAAACCTTACGCCATACTGCGGTAACTTCTTCCCATGTACGGGCAACAGTTAAACCAAAGTCACGCCAATGGACATAATCTACAGGAGCACATTCGTATTCAATACGCTCTTGGTTTTCACGATGAATGCCGCCTTCAGTTTCAGCTTCGTCAATATCTTCAGTAACCTGTAAGCCATCATCAGGCATACCATCGGCTTCACCGCCCATTTCACCGACAATATGTGGCTCATAGCGTACCCAAGCTGTACCACGACCACCTAATAAACGGTCTTGAACCGACTGCTTCATGGCACTAGCGTAGTCACCATAATGTTCAATTTCGTACTCTAACGCCCGTTCTAGCATCATTGACGCTACACGACCTATTGGGTCATTGTCCCTAAATCTGCGTGAAACATCGGGTCTTGGAAGTCTTGCAAATACCGCTGGGGTGATGGTCTGAACATTAGACCAAAGGATATTGAACTTAGCATTGGGATTGTTGCGACTGCGTTGGTCATCACGATAACGCTTAACGATCTTGTCGGCTCTGCCTTCCCATTCTTTGTATGTACGCTCGTACTGGGCAATGCAGTTGTACCAATCTTGGTATGTATGTTCCATCTTTATATCCTACGGTTTGTTTGTTTAGGCGTTTCTTTCCACATTTCGTTCAGCGTTACATCCGTTTGCCCGACATGAAGTCCTTTAACTCTTGAATCTTTAAGGATAGGGCTGTCCTCATCCTTCCATACAATGCTGAGATAGCGGAACGCATCGGCAGAGTGGCTAGTCCAATCATGTTTTGGGCGATCCCTAAATACTTTTTTATCATCATCCCACTCTCGTTGATATTGACGCAAACATTCGATGCCTTCTTCACATCTATTATCAAACCAAGTGCGAGTTAATGCAAGTCGTGTTGCTTGAATTCCATCCTGTAATGACAAGTTTGGAACGATTTTTAGATGTTTTATGTCAATTTTTGCAGAAATTTGTTCGATTATGCTCTTACCACCACTAGCCAATGTTTTTGCCCGTGCGTCATGGGGTAGGTAATGAAAGCCATATTTGTACCCAAACTCATCCTCTTTTTGTGCCAGCAAACCGACATAATAAGGTATGGATTGACCATTAGATGAGTGGTGATCTAGTACCCGTATCTCACCGTATACCACTTGAAACCACCAAATAGCTGTACTGTCATTAAATCCTAAGTCCCAAGCTGTGTGGCAAGGGAACATTGGGTCATAGTCAACGGTAGTAATCCGATCCAAGTCAGTAATCCTACGCATTTCTTGTCCATAGTACGCACCAAGAATGGCGGCTTCAAATGAGCATAAGAACTCTTGCTCGTATTGGTTGGTTGACATAGTGGCTTGGGCATCCAGTAATTCAGCTTCAGGAATCAAGCCTGATTGGTCTGCTCTGAGGGTTTTAACATACCAATTAGGGTTTTTTAATCCTTCGTTGTAGATGTCATAAAACGCATTGTGGCCTTTTGGAGTACCAATGAAGGTAGCCCATGTTTGATAGCCGTTAAGACCGTTTCTGTCAGTAAGTAATGGCCTAACAATCTCGCCCCATAATCTAGGCTTCATGTCTGCATACTCATCCAGCACTACCCCATCTAGGTATAAACCCCGTAAGGCATCAGGGTTATCAGCACCAAATAGCCGAATCTTAGATCCATTGACTAATTCTATCCATAACTCAGATTGATTAGCTTTGACTATGGCTGGTTCTGCATATTTAAGTAAATAATCCCAAGCGATGTTCTTAGCTTGTGCGTAAAAAGGTGCAATATAAGCGTACCTGCTATCAGGTTTGTTTTCCATAATAGCCCTACGAATTGTGTCGCAGATCGTAGCCACCGTTTTCCCTGCCCTACGATGACAGGTTAATACAGCCCAGCGTTCAGTTCTGTAATGAAAGTCTAAGAACGCATCCCTAGCTTTATACGGGTATTCGTACTTCTTTACTATCTCTTTCAATCTAAGAACTTGTGTTCGTGGATGATCTTGACAGGCTGATCTTCATCACCTGAGTGCTCAGTACGGGCTAATTTAGGTAGGTGGTATTCCATGACGCTCTGCAACATACCAAAAGCCTTTTCAGGATTGGGCAAAACAATGAATTTATTGTCATCGTTTTTAACGCCAATAGCGACCTGTTCTAGCCATTCTTGCATCTTGTAGGCGTTACCCTCTACGAACTGTGCTATCGCTTCCCTAGCCATTGCTGTGGACTTATTAGGGCTACCTTTAGGTCTACCCTTTGGATTATTAGTTTGTTGTTTAATAGTCATATCTTTATCAAGTAGTTGTTAAGATAGGTTAATACTTGGTATAATTATATTACAAAACAAGGAGTTTAGTATGCCTACCATTAAATTAACCCGTAACGCCAATGGTTCAATTAATTGTGAATTAAGCAATGAAGCTATTGACTTAGATAATGATAGCTATGTAGCTTTATTACAAGATGCTGTAGCCGCACTTCAGTCTGAATTGCTTACGGCAGAATTACAAGCCTGAATTCTTTAGCTGTTCCATGTATTTGTAGTAATTATCTATTACCTGCTGGTCTACCAATTCTGAAAAAGAATCTTTTTTCTTTTCTAGACCGCCAATTGCCATGTTTCTTAAATCACCCCTTTGGTTTGCGTATGCTTGTTCAAGCTGGGGAAATACTTTAGGAAATAAGGTTTCTACGGGAATGTTGTTACCTAAAGTTCCCATGTACTGACCCGTAAAATCGGTTGAGTATGTGGGGTTTTGGCTTGGTCGCAGGTGCATACCTTCAGGGCCAACTTTGATTAAAGTATTACCTACATAGCCTTTTGGTACGCCTTCAAGTGCTGGATCACGCAATGCGGCCGCCAAATCTTCAGCATTAAATCCTAAATATTCTTGTCTACCCTTTAATCCTGCTGTCCTGTTGATAAATACTTTACGCAGATCACCAGCCGTACCTTTAACGCCTTCGCCTGAATACAGTTGCATACGACCTTCTTCAGTACCTACCCCAGCAAAGTCTTTAAATGGGGTTGTGCCTTTTTGTGGGTCTTTGTATTGCCTGATGCTTGCGTCAAGTTCTTTAATAAACTTTTTACTAGGTTCTCTAGCGTCAATAATGCCAAGCATTGTTTCTGTAGGCATAATGCTAAAGTTTTCAGCACCTTCACCCATTGTTATTGGCAAATGAATGATGTCACCCGTGCCACCAGCGGCTAAATTCTCTGCCCTTGCTTGTGCATCTCTTTTTTGAATTCTGCCAGCAATACCAAGATTTGATGCTCCAGCTATGTTTTGGTTTATGTGTGCTAAATCACGGGCGTAATCTTGACCACCATGTGTCATCACAGTATTTGGCAATGCTTCGCCTGATATAGATTTAATTGCATAATTGCGGCTAGTAGAATCCCAAGGCATTACCATTAAGCTAGAACCTTTTAAATCTTCAATCTTTTGCGGTATTTTTTCGGCTAAACCACCCATGTATTCACGGACAAATCGAGTTCCAACTTCAGGATTTGGCTTAAGCGGTGTTGATGGTAAATAAGAACCCATCATATTAGGTACATAATTGGCAAACTGTGAAAAAGTTGGCCCTGTATCAAACCTACCTGTTTGTGGGTTATACGGCATGGCGTTTTGCACCATGTAATTCATGTCAATAGCGTTTTGAGCAGTTTTTGCTGGTAACTGTTTAAAGTAATCACCTGCCATTGTTGACAGATTAGGTTGTGTAGAAGCAGGTGCTTGTAACTGACCGTCTTTAGCGTAACCAGTTTGCCGTAACATTTCTGCCAGCGTAGCCATTACTTGACTTCTTTATCCAAGTCTTTAAGTTTGTTAGCAATAGCGGCTCTACGCTCTAGACGCTCACGCTGATTCTTCTCTAGAGTTGATTCAACATGAGGGCGTAGCATTGCATTTTCTTTTTTGTACTTACGGCTCATTGGGGTAGGGGGGATCATCTTAACCATTACATATCCTTCATCTTGTCACGAATCATGTCTTTACGGCTTTGTGGCTTGGCAGTCTTAGCGGCATCTTTAAAGTCTTGGGCAGATGGGCGACCTTCAGAAGCCTTTGTAGCCATCTTTTCGCTTGAACCAGCCTTGATTCTAGCCCTCTTTTTATGGATATTTTCGTATAATCCGTTCATTAGCATTTCCACCTTGCTCTTGCCGCTTTTCCTCGTTCCCCATTCCAGCTTGATGACCTTGCACAGAAACTATCGTGTCTTGGCCCACTAGCTTGGGGTGCTTTTAAATTACTATCATTCTTTGCGTTATACGCCTTACGACCTGCTTCGGTCATTCCTGCACCTTCTTCTACTGACTGATAATGCCGACCCTTACCTTTGGTGGTCTTGGCTATCGGCTTATCGTGCTTTTCTACTGCGGCACGAATGTCATCTTGACGGCTCAAGCCTGTTCCTCAATGTACTTACCGTAGGCTTCTTCTAACTTGGCTTTGCGGTCACCTTTGGCGTTTTCACGCTCAACATTAAGGGCAATAGCAAGTGCCTGTTTTTTAGGCTTACCAGCTTTAACCTCGGCT